TTTGTTTTTGTCACCGGCATGTTTAATGCAGGAGTAGCTGTCATCTGTGGCTTTACTGCTGGGCCCACAGTAGTGCCATAATTTGTGGGTGGTGGTTTTGGACTGCCAGACATTTGTGCCCGTGCCATAGAACCAGCAAACTTTTGTTTCATGATACGCTGTTGTTCAGGACTCATTTGACTCAACGGCGTTGCAGCTGGGGCCACTGGCATTGCTTCAATATCTGCTCTGGCCGCGGCTGCACGTTGTTTGGCTATGCGTAGTTGTTCTGGTGTTGATGGTACTACAGGTGCAGCAGATTGCGGTGTTGTTGCAGCAGCCGAAGATTGTGCTTGATTTGTATTTGTTGATGCTGGTTGTTGTGTTTGGGTTGCAGTCGTTGGACCATAACGAAGATTTTCATTCTCAATGAAGTCTAGTGCATTGTCTATTGCAGTCATGGCTTCATCTCTAGTGGCACCATATTTGTCCACCAGTCGCTTTATCATGTCTGGGACGTCAACTCCATATTTTATCATTTTTGCCGCAGCATCAAAATATGTTTGACTAGCTCTGGCCTGTTGTCTAGGAGTTTCGTCGTCCTCTGGGGGCAACAAGTCCTGCCCAACTCGTTGCCCCAGCGCACGAACTGGTGCTTGCAAAATTCTATTGCCCACAGCCTTGGCGGTGGCGCCCCAGTCAATTTCATTCACTGGTTGTGTAAGTTCAAAGATCTGCATGGGTTCTCCTGACGCTCCTTGAGAACTTGCTGGTGTCTCTGTGACGTATTGCATTCAGCAGTTTGCGCTGAAGATTTTCCGCTTGTTCAGCAGAAAACTCAGCGTCAATTTGTTCCAGCAAACGAATGGCAGTTTCAATTAGATTGCTGGCGCGAGTTTCTATGATGGCTTTGCGATCACGTTCTATGTACAAACTGTCCAGTTCTTCCAATATGCTTTTGGTTTTCTTTTGCATTTGCTCAAGGGCCTTTGGATTATTTAGCGGAAATGCAGTTGCAATAAATATCTCATACAAGGAACCAGCATGACCAGTCAGATCAATCCCAACAACATAGACGGCCAATATCCTGTTGCAGGTGTCAGCAACAACACGCAGGGCATGCGTGATAATTTTACTAATATCAAACAGAATTTTCAATATGCAGAGGACGAAATTACTGAACTGCAGTCAAAAGGTGTGTTCAAAGCTGCACTGACGGGCACAACTTTGGACAACAACATGGCCAACAATGTGATCTACAATGCCCAAGTTCGTGGCATGTCGGGCACTGTGGTTGCCATTGCAGCCACATCAGGCACAGTTGCCATAGACTGCAATGCTGGACCTTATCAGACTATTGCAATCACTGGCAATATTATTCTGACGTTTACTGCTGCCACTTGGCCGCCAGTGGGCACATTTGGCATGATACGATTGCGAGTGACTGTGGATGCTGCTGGTCGTACCATGACCTTGCCTGTGAGTGTTTCACAGGGCACAACTGCCATACAAGGACTAGTATCCAGTGTATTGACATTTGCCACTGCTGGTGTATTTGAATTTGGTTTTAGCACCATTGATGCTGGCACCACAATTGTCATTTATGATTTTACTAGACCATTAAACTTTTACACCAACACAGTGGCCATTGCCAACACTGCTGTGAGCACCAATGCAGGCTCTGGTGCGTTGATTGTGGCCGGCGGTGTGGGCGTTAGTGGCAATCTGTATGTGACCGGCGACATTGTGGGCAACATTGTGGTCACTGGTTCTACATTCACAGGCAATGTCACTGCTGGCAACTTGCTCACTGGCGGATTGGTCAGTGCCACCGGAAATGTCACAGGTGGTAATTTGCGCACTGTGGGCTTGGTGTCTGCCACAGGCAATGTCACCGGTGGCAACTTGCTTTCCACCACACTGAGCTTGAGCGGCAACATACTCAGTGCCATCAACACCACTGCCAATGTCACAACCACAGCCAACATATCTGGTGGCAATATTCTCACTGGTGGTTTTACCAGCGCAACAGGCAATGTCACAGGTGGCAACTTGCGCACAACTGGGCAGATGTCAGCCACAGGCAATGTCACTGGTGGCAATGTCAATACTGCAGGTTTAATAACTGTCACGGGCAATATCACTGGCGGCAATGTACTCAGCAGTGCAATAGTATCTGCTGTGGGTGCAGCCACCATACTTTCTGGAACTGCTATTCCAGCAGGAGGCACAGCAGGTGCAGGTTACAAAATGTCCAGCACAGCCAATCTTGGCATATTTTTTGGTTCAGGTGCACCCACATTGACCGCCGCTCAAGGATCACTGTATTTGCGCACAGATGGCTCCACAACCAACAACAGGTTGTATGTCAACACCAATGGTGCCAGCACATGGACTGCTGTGACCACTGCAACTTAATTAATAATTAAGAAATGCATACATCTTCGGAAAGACTTTTTCAGAATTCAATTTGCGGCGCTGATCCAATATGCGCAATTGTTGTGCCACTTTATCAACTTCATGTGATGCATTGCCTAAAAAATCTAATTTTTGCAACCATGGTTGACAATAGTTTTGCATATTTTGAAAGTAGGTAACCATTTTTTCTGGCATGTATTCTACACTGTATGTTCCCCAGGCTTGATGAACATTAATTTCAATATCATCTCCAAATATAGACTTTGAAAAATTTTTTTGTTGCCAATCAAACACTGAATTTAATTCAAGCACATTTAAAATACTAGCAGTAACAGTCATTGATAACATGGCATTCTGTGGCAAATTGTTTTTCCACCACATCAAATTGTTTTCTACTTCTTTCCATTTTGCTGGATAGCGCAAATATTCAAATTGTTCGTTGACAGCATCAATGCTAAAACTGATTCTACAAAATTTAAATTTTTCAATTAACTTTTTTGTATAATCATCTATTAATCTCGTACCATTGGTATTGTACATCAATTTGATTTTTGATGCATCGGTACGTCTTGTAACATACTCAAGCAATTGCATATGTGTATTTGTCAAAAAAGGTTCGCCACCCCAAATTTTGATTTCTTTTAGCTCTGACAAATCCAATGGTTCAAGTTTCGTTTCTAAAAATTGATCAATTTTTGATCTAATCAAGATATTTTTAATACCAAGTTCATTGCGCCAAGTGGTGCTTGATTCTGGGCCGCATGTTACACATGCTAGATTACAAGCATAATCTATGTTGATGTCAAGATATTGTACACTGGGTTCAAATGTGGGTTTTCCGTGTGTTATCAAAAGACCTTGACGCATGCTTTGTGCGCCGGCTTTTTCTTGAGATATGCACACTTGGCACAGTGTCTCAGGTAGTATATTTTGTTGATTTAATTCGCGCAAATTGACTAAGTCATCGTGATAAAAATTAACAAAGGATTCTGATGTAAAATCCTGCATCAAACAACACGGAGCATACTTCACTGCATTATTTGTATCGCTACTCAATACAAGCCCGTGATATATCCTTGGACAATAACGAGAGTTCATGATGTTTTAATTTTGCCCAGCAGTAGTTTTAGTTTTGCACTCTGAACATCTGCCGTGACTTTGGGTGCTGAGTCCGAACTGTTCCATGGAGCAGGGTCTGACTCACCACTAGCCGGGCTAACTTGACTGCGGGCTTTGATTGAGTCCATGATTGACGCAGATGGTTTCTTTGAATAAACATCTCCATCTTCTCCGCCTTCGTCAGTAATGCGCATGGTTTCAATGTTGTACTCCAAATCAATTTTTTGACCAACGCCGGTCGAGCTTCGAGACTTCATACATTGTATCTGATACTTGCCACGCTCTTTCATGGCACGACTTGTAAAGATACCAAACACATTGTCTGCTGTGTTGATTTTACTAATACCACCTGAAATATGACTGTGATCAAATTCAATTTCTTCCACAGCTGATCGATTCAACTGCGAAGCTGTTACCATCAAGAATCCCAGTTCCTTGGCCAAGTTGCGCAGTTCTTCACTCACATACTTGTCTTTCACAAACAAGTCGTTGGGGCTGACTTTGGCACTCACAGGCATCAGCAGGTCCAAGTAGTCAACCATCACAAAGTCCACACGCCGACCTGTTTGTATTTGATACTCTTTCAAATACGCACGTATGTCGTTGATGTTGCTCTGTGCTGGCAAGCCTTTGACTTGATAATTGCCAGACTTCTTGGCCACCAGTTTGACCTTGAGTTCTGTTGTGTCAATGTCTCGGCGAATGTCCTTGGTGCTCATGTTGGTCAACATAGCATCTGTTCGCAAACTTGTGAGTTCTTCGCTCAGTTCCAGTGTAATGTACACACCACTCAATCCCTGTTGCAACCAGTTCAGTGCAATGTTCATCATCACAAGACTCTTGCCTGAGCCTGATCCTCCTGCAAAGATGTTGAGTTCACCGCGACTGAACCCACCATACAGCAATCTGTCCAGTTGTGGCCAGCCTGTTGACACTTGTCCACCTGAGTTGAAATACTTGTTGATACGAGCTGCTGGATCTGCAAAGTAATCTGTGCCCATATCCCGAGTCAGAGATATCTGTACTGCGTCTTTGATCAGTTTTTCCACAGGCTCAAAGTCGCCTTTTTCCAGCATGTCTGCGGCTTTTAAAATGGCACGTTCTAGTTCTTGACGCTTGGTGAACTGTTCAAACTCGCCCATGAACCAATCAAAGTGGCCTTCGTTAAGATCAGGCACTGCTTGTAGCTTAATGCCTGTGGTGGCTGAGATCTGTGTACGATCAGGCAAGGTCTTGTGCTTGTCTGAATGTTCTTTTATGAACTCAGCCGCGGCTCGCAGGCTCTTGTCAAAGTTCTGCGGGTTGTAGATGTTTTGAACACGCACATAACTCTGTGCATCTTCCAACATCATTTCTAAAAATAGCCGCTGAACGTCAAGTCCGTATTCTTTTAACAAAATTTGTCCTTTATACTGCTCTCAAAAAAATGTGCGTTACCCACTGGTCCATGATGTCCATTCCATCCGTATTGTTTAAAATCTGCTGGCTCGTTGAGGTTTACATTTACAGAGTAATAGGTATCTTCGAACAGTATGCATCTACTGTGATTTTGACAAAATGGCAATACAAATTCACTTGGCCCCCACAAGTTATCTTTGTCAAATGGTTTTGATAAATTTACTATAAGATAATTGGCATTTTTTGAATCCAACCAGGTTGTCAATAAAAATATAGTTCGCAATGCTTGCGTTTCCACCCAAGACCTATCGCTGTGGATAATTAATTTTTTATCGCTGCCATAATTTTGCATTCCAATCAATCCGTGATGGTATGGGATTTTGAAACGATTACTCTTCCAGGTATTAGTATCAATCTCGTGCCCAAAGTATGCAGTATCTTTAAAATTATCAAATACTGTGATTCTTTCCAATGGCGGAATTCCAATTAAAAATAAATCATGATCCCAGTTATATTGATCTTGCATACTGATTAATAAGTGACACACGCTGTCAAAACTGTTAACCGGTTTTGAGCAATTTTTAATAGAACTTATTTTAAAGTGTTGTGCAATCAACCCCCAGAAACTATCTTGTGAATTTACACACACTCCTGGAGTAGTGTAACTGTCGCCAAACACCCAAAGTTTATTGTATTCTTTTAGCAAGTTGCTTCTTCCTCAGTTCTATTTTGATTCTACTGGTTTCTCGCGATTGCATTATAGTTAGTAGAGCTCCCAATCGACCCAACTTTATCACAGCATCATTGACGTCTTTACAGCCCGCAGGCCAGTCAGGTATGCTCACCGCCCATCCCAATTCCACTGCACGGTCAACGAGTTCAACACCTGCCTGGTCCTGGTCGGGTACCACAGTTATGGATTTGTCTAAACTGCGTATCAATCTTGCCTGTGCATCATTTATGGTGTTGTGCATCACTGCCACACCACCTATGCTGAGTGCATCAAAGATGCCTTCTGTCACAATCACATGCTGCCAATCTGAGTGTTGCAAATCTGTGCCGAACACATAACCAGGTTGACTGTCACTGATGAACTTGGGCTGCCGGTCATCTAAAAATCTGCAAGTGTATCCCACAATCTTGTTGTCATAAGTGAATGGTATGACCACATGCAATCTTGTCCAATGGATGCCGTTGTTTTGTATCTGCACCATGACAGGAAAGTCTTCTGGCACATGTCTGCCACGCACATAGTCCCAGTAGAATTTGTGTTCGGGTGTCAGCAGTTCAGCAAAAGGTGGCAAGTCTCGTTCTTCAAATGTGACACCACTGAGCGTGTTCCACATCTGTTGTCGATCTTCTAGTATGCCATTGATGCTTCGATGCCGCAGACTTTCCAGATTCAGCATCTCTATTTCTACTTCAGGAACATTCATCCAGCCCAATAACTTTCGAGCTTTGTAACTTACAGATCGGCCCAAGATAAAACTGGCTGTGTACGAGCAGTTGAAACATGAATAACTCCAACTCTGATCAGTAACTTTTAGTCCACCACGACTGCGTTTGTCAACGCTCTGACCATTATGTATGCAACACGGGGCGTTACCGGAGATCCAGCCAGACGGCGTTTGTTTGGTTTTTCTTCCTTGTTTCCAATAAGATATGATATCAATCAATGCGTATTACTTTCCACCGGTTCTCGTTTTTTCTTTTAACTGTTGCTTCTACGTTATTATAGCATTTTCTATAGGCCGAGAACAACCCCCAATACGTTATTTTTATTTCGTTTTTATGTGTTTCAGCAAATTCCTTAAGTCCGAGAGTTGTGACCCATTCTTTGCCATCCGGAGATGTAATTTGATAAGTTCCTTTGTGAGCATCACTTTTTCTTTTTCTTGTTTGGTTGGAATCTGTGGATCTAGCATAACGTTGTTTTTGACCGATGCTACAATTTGCGGCTCGTTGTTTTTTCCATTCTTCAGACACATTTTGCCAAAATATTTTTGCAGATTCTGAATCATGACCGTCGCCACCGGCAGTGACATTGTACCCGGCGTTTAATGTATTATAATTCTGTATCCAATATTTTTCTCTTTCATTTAGTTCATCAGAAGTCCAATTATCGTTACGCTCAATTATACAAAATTGCATTTTATCCCAACTATATTTTCTAATAGACTCAAGGATTGGACGTTTAATGTTAGGGAAATATTTGGCTGCAGATTGATACAATACTGACTTTTGCTTTTGCCTACGTATTGTTTACCAGACGGAGAAGTTATAAGATAGATGTATTTCATACATCTATTTATCATCTAACAGTTAAAACAAATTAACGATAAAAGATATTGGTCACGTAGCCAGTTGTGATCAGCACAGTCACAGCCTGTGCTTCGGTACCACCAAAATTCAATGGCAGGTAACCGGATCCACCATTTGTCACAGTGATTTGCCCAATGCCGCTGGGACCTGTAAATGGTGCGGCAATAGCTGTAGCGCCGGCACCATTGCCTAATATTTGAACATAAGGTGCTGCCATGTATCCCATGCCAGCATTGTTCACCGCAATACCAGTTACCACTCCATCTACCACTGTGGCAGTAGCTGACGCACCATAACCTTGACTGTTGTTGATGGCCAGGCGCAACAGTGGGTGAAAACCCACAACATTGATGTAAAAGGTTCCAGACTCGTCAAAATACTCGCGGCTTTCTGTGACATCTACCCAGACAGCTTCGTAATCCTGTGCTGCCTGCACTTTGAGGGTGCCGGTGTAATGATCCAGATCATACTTGATGGTGGTCAAACTGGCACCAGTGGTGTTGATGTAACTTGAGTAGTATTCTGTCAAATAGTTGCGTGACAGTGGTTGCGGATTCAGTGCCCAGTCCGGCCACGATTGTGGTCCAGGTTGCGGCCAAGAATTTTTGCCATTTATAGTGGGAATTGTCACCGGTTGACTGGCTACAAATTGTGGCAATACTGAATCCACAATGTCGCAGTCGGCTCTGGCACCTGCATTGTCGTCTGTAAATGCTGCCTGTATGTAATTGCCTTGGGTGCGCTCAATGCTGTAACTGGCAGGTTGTGCTAGGATGTTGATGGTATCAGCTGTGTCTAATACAACTTTGACCCTACCTAACGTGGCGCTAAGTACAGTCATGTCTTTTTCGATCAATAATTCATCGCCAGTTTGGTTCAACAATCTAAAGCGAAATGTGCTGCCCGTGATGTTCACAGGTTTTTGGTCTTGGTTGATGAATTCAAACAACAGCACGTTGTCTACACCTTTGTTTACAGTTAAAGTTTTTGCGTACACTGGGTCGTACCTCGCAGTAAAGTATCCACCACTGGTGTCAATCAAAAGCACCCGAATGATTTGTTGATATAAGTAAGCAGTGGTTGAATACATAGGATCCTCGACACGTATTTATGGGTAATAACATCTTTGAAAAACTGGCGGAAAAATACCCCTTTATAACTCTTTGCGTTTACGCCAGCAACGAGTACATTGGAGTAGTTCAAAACAGAGACGATGCTGTTACAACCATCTACGACTTTGGTGCTGTGCTCACACAACAAGACAAATTAGAGTTTTTGGAACTGGCCAATACTTGGTGGTGGGAAAGCAATCGTAGCATACCCATCAACATATTCCTGCGTGGAGATTGGGATCAATTCCGTTTTACTCTGCGCACATTCTCCAACAAAGACCTTGAAATCTTGCATGGCCCTGTGTGCAGTTTGATAGACATTGCTCGCAAAAAGAGCAAGCGCAAATCAATTACTTTGGTTCGCCGTATTGAGTAAATTCATATGCAAGACCACCAAGGCAGCATAACTCACAGCGTGTGACTTTTTAAAAGTATATCCACGCGATTCGTCCCCGTCCCACACACTTGCAAATACCTCATCCCAAGGCCGTCGCTGTAGGTGTGCTTTGCCCGGTCTAATGATTGAAATAAAAGCAGCCATCCTGGGTATCGAGTCAGGTTGCATAGCCACCATCAAATCCACGTAGTTGCCCACGTGAACCAACTGACTGGCCCAGGGTCGGTTGGTCCATAGTCTAGCCCATGGAGGTGCGGCTGACAACATGGCTTCGTAGTGTGCAGGATCTTGGATCAACTGATACACACTCATGTTCAACAAGTCAATTTTAAAGTAGCCACGCTGTTCTGCTGATTCATAGTCAATGGCAGCACAGCCATGTTCAGGATCTCGGGGAATGTCTGTGATGTAGATACCCGAGTTATGTTTACGCGGGCGACCATCTACTACCTGTCTAGCAGGTGTGTGAGTAATCAGTTGTAATATCCGACTACGATCCGGAACGTCAATGTCAATGTCTGCACTCATATTACCATCCTGCTTGTCTCAAAATTTCTCGAGCATATTCAGCGTCTGCGGCATAGTCTGAGAACTTCTTTTGCCATATGTCTGAATCTATATAAGGCCAGATCATGGCCACTTGGTCTGCTGTGAGTTCGCCCAAAAACTTCTGTCCTGACTCACAATTATAAATCACCCAAGGGCTAATGCGTCCTGTTGTGACAGCATGGCACATGGCATGAGTGCTGCCGTAGCGCAAACAATCATTGGCGGGAGCTGAGTGTTTCTCACTCCAGTCTATACCAAACTCCACTGCTCGTGCTAGTGCGTCTGCCACTGCTTCAACTTTCAAATAGTCCAACAGGTACTCGGTGTAGATTTTGTCACTACCCCAGTTGTCAATTTTTTTGTTGTGTTTCAACAACCAGGCCGTGAACTGTGCAGGATTAATTGCCCGGGTGGCCACACAGTATCTACCAAACTTTACAAATGCTCGGTAGTAAGGTGAGTCTGCAAAGTCATCGTATGTTTTGAGTCTGGCACTGCCTTGTGCAATTTCATAAAATCTCAAGTAGGATTGAAAACCCAGTTCGACACCACGTTCACTGCGTTCTGATCTGCGACGTTTGGGCTCACACATGTGCACCACAAGACTTTCTGCACGTCGAAATGTTTTCTTGCAGTAGCCGCAAGTGAATTCACTTAGTGTCTCGGCCATGGTCTCGGATGTGTTGATCTAGTTCTTTCTTTGTGGTCATTGAGGCCAGCATGGCTATTTCATCTTCTTTGTAGGTGGGAAACAACTCGGCCAACTGCTTTTTGATAGCACTTGCTCCTGCACCCGTTTCTTTTTTCTTGGGCGAGATCCAATTGTGTCTGGGTGTGCCCATGTCTGGACTCACCGTTGTGGCACACAGCCATTGCAGTTCAGGATGCCGACTGATGTTAAAAAAGTGTTTGTTCAATCGTTCGTTGGTGGAGATCAAATAAAACTCTTGCAAGTCCCGGCTACCTTGCACACAGCTGGCCCAACGAATCATGAGATAGTTGGAAAACTTCTTGCGTTCTTCATCTGAGAGTTCACGATAGAAGTTTCTGTTCTTACGATCCAGTTGTCGCATCTCATTCACAATGTTAAGTTGATTGCTCATCTTTCAAATACCAGTCTAACATTGCCATCCAGCCAATCATCTAACGGATCTAAATTCACATCAAATATTAAATACTTGCAAGGCAAATTATGTAATTGATTCCTCACATAATTGTCATAAAATTTTTTTCTATCTTCATCTAACTTAACAATTGTTATTGTTTCTTTTTCTACCATACGTTGAAGATTTAGAGAAAGAAATCCTCGACCGCCTGGTGCTATCATACTGATAAATTCTTTGCAGACCAATCGAATTTCTGTCAGAGGTCTAAAATGCAAGGCATTGATCGAAAACACTGACTCAAAATAATCCTGATGATTTTTAACATATTCTGTATCGACTTGATCTTCTATATCAAATTGGCGGCCAATTTGATTATGGCTTTTATCGACTCCAATAATATTAGGAATATATTTTTTAAACATGTTGGCTCCACAACCTAGATCATATATTGAGACTGGATTTTTTGCCAACAGAGGCAGCAAATAATAAAATGGTATCATAGAGAATCCTACATTATTAGTAGCTAGAAGTTGTCTAGGAGTGATATTATCAAAAAATTTAGTTGGTTGATCCCACCATAAATTATCAAAGTCTTTGGCCACACTACGGCATATATCTGTAAATTCAAATTGTTTTTTAAATTGTTCAGGATTGTAAGGATTAATATTTTGTTTCATTTCTCCACTTTGATTAATTTGTATATCATTATAGCACGTTCTAACGCATCTTGTAAAGCAGGACTGGTCCGGGCCATGCGCCGAATTTCGCCCCACATTTTATCTTCCTGCATGTGATCAAACAAGGGTCTACCATCACTGGTGCGTTTGTCATAATCAACGTGATGTCCGTTTACTGGATCATATGCATAGCCCATCAACCGTCGGGTACTGGGCTCAGCACCAGACTCACGGGCATACACTTCATTGCCCACACGCTCATAAATGTAGATAGCACCGGTTTTAAGATTGCCCATACCGGTAACCATATTGAGTGTGTGCCCAGCGCAGGAAACGTTCTAGTCCTTCCCGGTCCTCTGGATAACTTTCTATGTAAATTTTTACCAAGCGAGTCAAGTTTTCAAACAGTTCGGATTCAGTATAAGGCATGCATCACCATGATTTGTTGTAGTCCACAATCTCACAGTTGCGACTGATGTCTTTCACAAAGTACACACAGTCAGGATCGGGATCATCGTTAAGTGGCACCGAAAGTAATTGACCATTCTTTAATTTGGGTGCATACCACGATACTTCATGATATACATCTAATATTTCAATGTCAGGAAAGCTGGGACGGAAACTGGTGAGTGGATTGAATTGAAACACTTTAAAGCCACGATCATTGATTGATGTCAATGGCAACACTTCTAGATCACCTACTTCGGGTTCACCTATGAGTATTTGCCAGTCCATGGGCATCTTTATTGTGTTCTCACCAATGCGTAACACAAGTGCAGGTGCGTTGAAACTCTCTAAAAAAATTAGTGGAATAAAATGATAGTCTGGTTCTTGAGGATTGGAATTGTCCAATATGGCAAACCTCATGTCATCTACTTCTTCGGGCAGGTGATCTAGGTCGTAATGGATGTTGTCTAAGGTTAAAATTCGCATGTTGTTATAATACAGGATCTGGCATCAAAGGTCAAGAGATCAGTGAACATATATGTTTGTGTACATTTTCAGCCACTGTGTGTTGTGTGACCCGATCAGTGTGATAGGGATTGTCATCGTCAATGGTGCCTTTGCTCACATAGTCAAACATGGGTTGCCCTATAGCAGATTTCATGTTGATAGGTATGATGCCAGCTTTTTCAGCCGCAGCATGCCAATGAGAAAATCCCCAACTGTCAATTTCTTGTTGAAAACCTTCATTGTGAAAGTGTGCGAAGTAAAACTTCACAGCCAGTAATTGGTTATCGGT